AGCACAGTAAATAAAGCAGGTAACTATACTAAACCTGGAATGAGAAAAAAAATATTCAACAGAATAAAATCACAGGCTTCTCATGGTACAGGTGCAGGCCAATGGTCAGCTAGAAAAGCACAGGCTCTAGCTAAAGCATACAAAAAAGCTGGAGGGGGATATAAATAATGATATCTTTTATAAAAAAACTTTTAGGTATTACTAACTTAGAATATAAAATTAGATTACTTGAAAGAAAAAATTATTGGAGAGAGAAGTATAAACATGGTTAAGAAAATAAAAAAAGTTGCAAAGGCTTTAAAGAAAGCATCTGCTTTACATAAAAAACAAAGTAAAATTATTGAAAAACACATCAAGGAAATGAAACGTGGCGGATCCAAAAAAGGGTACAGGTAAGAAACCTAAAGGATCTGGTCGTAGATTATACACTGATGAGAATCCAAAAGATACTGTAGGTATAAAATTTGCAACACCCACAGATGCTAGAAAAACAGTTGCTAAAGTTAAAAAAATTAACAAACCATATGCTAGAAAAATACAGATATTAACTGTAGGAGAACAAAGAGCAAAGGTTATGGGTAAGACACAGGTAGCATCTATATTTAAAAAAGGTAAAGAAGCTATAAGAAAAGGGAGAAAAACATAATGGCACTCGCAAAAAGTCAGCGTAGTTTAAAAGCATGGGGAAAACAAAAATGGAGAACGAAATCTGGGAAGAAGTCTTCGGAGACTGGGGAAAGATATTTACCAGAGAAAGCAATAAAGTCAATGTCATCTGCGGAGTATGCGGCAACGACAAAGGCAAAACGCCAAGGAACAAAGAAGGGAAAACAGTTTGTGAAACAACCGAAAAACATTGCAAAAAAAACAAAACAATATAGGAGATTTAGCTAATGTATGGAATGAAAAAAACTAATATGAAAAAGAAACCTACTGGTATGAAAAAAAAATATAAAGGATTTTCTAAACTACCCGAAGGTGTACAAAGAAAAATTAATAAGAAACTAGCTAAGAAAGTATAATGGCAAAGACACCTGCATGGCAACGAAAAGAAGGTAAGAGTGAATCTGGAGGCTTAAATGCTAAAGGGCGTGCATCTTACAATCGTGCAACAGGGGGCAATCTAAAAGCCCCAAGTAAAAAGGTGGGAAACAAAAGGCGTGCTAGCTTCTGTGCGAGGATGAAAGGGATGAAGAAAAAACTTACATCAGCAAAAACAGCTAGAGATCCTAATAGTAGAATTAATAAAGCACTCCGTGCTTGGAACTGTTAATACAAAATAAAAAAGGGGAGCCATAAAGACTCCCCCATCGCAGGCAACAACAAAGACACACAGAGGTTACTCTGGGTGTCTTTTTTTTTGGTCTGATTGATACATAGATCTGTCTCCCCACCTTTTAGTCCAAAGATAGCTATTGAATCTAGATGTGTATCTTTCGACCAATTCCATAATTATATTATGCCAAAATAATTTTCTAAATTTTTTGTATAATTTGTTTAATATCATCTTGTAATTTTTTACCTACAGAGTTAGCATGATTGATTACAGCAGCACATAAGTTACCATGATAGGGATATGCTTTTAAAGCCTCCCTAACTTTACCTACAGGCTTACCCCCATAATCAATCACGATTGCATTGTCTTTGTTTAAACCTATCTTTAGTTCAAATAGTATGCCAGTAAATTTATCTGCATCATTTTTTTCCAGCATCTTTTTCTCCCTCTAGATTAAAAGGTTTTAGTGTAGCCATAATATTCATTACTCCATATACCTCACCATATGGCCTAGTCATAAGGTATTTCATTACTTCTTGTAATTGTTTAGCATCAACAAGATATTGTTTTGGTTTTGGTTCTTTGTCCATATTTCCCCCTATTAAAATGGTATATCATCCTCAGTAGGATAATGTTTTTTTAGTGTTTCTAATTTTTCTTCAGCAGTAGCTATCAACTCTAACTGTTTATCAATCTCATGTATAAACTGGGGGTGCTCTCCTATACCTACTGACTTGTCCATATAAACATTGATCGTAGCTTTAGCTACTTTTATATCTGCTTCATATTTAGCTGTTAATGCTTCAATAAACATATCTCTCATTATTCTGCTCCCTTAAATTGATAGTATTTATCTTCTACTAATTCCTCATTATCTAAATAAGGATTAGTTTTAGCAGCTTTAGATTCTCTTGCATCTCTTATAGTTTGATTTAAAGTTCTACCTTGTTTCAAACATCCTGCAACAAAATCTTCTACTTCTATTATTGCCTGTTTAACTTGCCCCATTGCTAACCTCCTTTATTAATCTATTTAAATACCAACTAGCTTTTTGTAGATCTTCTAATGGCTCACCTTTAAACTTATATCTTGAAACATATTTCAAGACATTGCCTTTGAGATATCCATGATACTCATCACCAGTCATACAATCTCGTATAACATCTATAGTTTCTTTCTTACCATATTTATAATGAGCAGGTGAGTTTACATTATCATGACTTCTCTCATTTTCATAAGAGAGATCATGACCATGTTCCTTTAGAGATATATATGTTCTTTTACTTTTTACCATACTTTCTCCTAATAGTATTATACTCTACCATCTCTAGATCATATTGACCTTTAGATACATTACGCTTAACCACAAGTCCACTCCACCACATTTGCTGTGTAGCTTTAGCATAATTTTCTTTATGATGCAAGTAACATCCTGCAGATAATCCCATAAGTTTTTTACCAGAAGGTAATGCACACATAGCATAATCAAAAGTATGTATGTGTCCTACAGTAGAAGATACTTTATTTTTTAAAAGGAGAGAACGAGCAACATTGTCACCGCTAATAGGCTTACCCATGACACCAGTAGGATAGTTATGGCAATAATATACACCATCAACATTGACGGGCTTTTGGTATTCGTAAACTTCCCAGCCAAATTTTTCAAATTTAAAGTCGTCTGTGCTAATTGTGCCTTCAAGTTCTGGTATGTCATCTACTGTTCTATCTATCCTATCTTCGTGATTGCCAAGTAGCATGATCTTTCTTAGCCGTCTCCCATCAAGACCTTTGTTAAATTTTTCCAATGCATCATGGGCATGGCTTATATCTTTTTTATATCTTCTACCTTCAAATGATTTTTTACCTTTATCATAACTAGATAGTGAATCCATACTTGCAAAGTCTCCCATGCATATTATAGTATTCGGCCTTAAATCATGTGCAAATTTACCTGCCCACAAAAATCTTTCATTGCTTGCTTTGGGTGTGCAATGCGGGTCACCCATAACTAAATGTGTTGCCACTAGTTTAACTCCTTATCACGTTTTTGTTTGAGGAATTCTAAGAAATCTACAACATTAGAATCATCATCAAACTCTGCGACAGAACTAATTGTCATACTCTTATCATTCTTTTTTTTATCATCAGCAAACCCACGAAGGCCCCATAAAAACGTAGAATGTGGATCCGTAGTTGCCATCTTTATCATGCCTCTAGCTACAGTAGAGCATAATTCATATTCTTCTGTTGTCATTTTGGATTGACTATCCATAATTATACCACAAGTAAATCCTTTTTGCCATGGTGTAATAATAACTTTAACAGAATTAATTACATTAACTTTATTTTTTTTATTTGACACTCCAATACCTATCATGATTTTCGTTATTATAATCTAACACTTTATATTCATAACCTCTCTTCATACTTTTTCTACCAAACTCATTAGCATCTTTTTCTTTATCAAAGATAGTATTAGTAAATAATTTATAATCATCTTCTTTTTTATGTTTAAATACTATAAAATATAAATGCATAACCTAGAGTCAATGATGACTAGACCCCTCAAACTAATCACCATTGAACTCTTTTGTCTCCTCGTAAAAGGAAATCTATAATTTTGTTTTATCATTTATTTATATTTTCCCATACCTTTATAGCTGCTGACTTAATATTATTATCCCAGTAGAAAGGACTAGGGTCAGTATTTAAAGGGGTTATCTTTATAGCTTTTTCTATATCATTATCACACATATCAATATAATTTTCTAATGATTTAAAATCTCTAGACAATTCTTTATACCCATTTTTTACATCTTGTTTTGTAAGATCATACCATAAAGTTTTTTTAGGTGAGCAATACAATAAAGATATAGGTTTATCATGTAACACAGAATATAAAGCCTGTTGCCTAAGGTGATCTATCTTTGGTTTTTTAGGCAATCTAAGTGTTGACTTTAAATCAACTATTATATTTTCGTATTCAAAGTCAGTAAATAATCTAACTGGATATTTAAGACCCTCAATATTTTCTACTTTTTCTTTTTGATAACTAATTATATTTCTTAATTGTCTTTCATATAATTTTTCTTCAAACATCTTAGCTATGTTTATAGAATTATACAACTCTTCTTCTGCATTAAAAAAATTATTTTTTTTAAATCTATGAGTTAACAACTTCTCAAAGTGTTTATCATTCTTTTGAGACATACCTCTTTTTATTTTATAGTAAGCACCAAACTCTGCAAGATTACCTCTAACCATTGCTGGACTACTAGGTACTCTTAAACCTAATCCGTAGTGAACAAGCCATTCACTAGGATTATGTTTAAACTTATTAATAGAACTAAAGCTATGTTTAAAGTCTGACTTAATTATATTTTTTAATTCCATTTAATACCTAGTAGTTTGATTTGTTAAGCTGATAATACTTCTTCTGGATCTAACTCCTTGACAACTTTAGCATCAATAGTGTCATCAGAATTAGATGATTTAGATTTAGCTGAGTTGTATAAATCTACAACTTCTTTATTCTCTACATCAATAGATTCTTGAAACAACTTTATTGTTTCCATATTATCATCGGATAATTGTAGGTTAG